GTTCCGGCCCCATTCGGCCTAGAGATTCGATCCCCCCGCCCCCTTGCGCCACGGGTGGCTGGGGTCGAGAGGCACGCCATCGGCAGTGCATCCATGCGCAACCACCGGCTTGTCGCTGCGTCGGTAGGCGCCTCGGTCACGTCGTGCAGTTTTTTGCGAGTGATGCTGGTGGCAGTAGGCTCGCAAGCCGGCCGGGTCTAGCGCGTCGCCACCTGATCGGATGGTTTTGACATGGTCCACATCGGTTGCGCGGGCGTCACAGCCCGGCACGCTACAAATGGGGTGGGTTGCGAGGAATGCGGCCCGCGCTTTGCGCCAGGCTTGCGAACGGTAGAACGGGTTGCCCGGCATGATGGCACCCCTTCAGGTCGATTATCGGGAGCGGCAGCCGCTATGACCGCCAAGGTATCACCCCATTGGCACACATTGCCGCAGTGTGTAAAACATTTTCGCGTGCCTTGGCCAATGCCTCGGGGTGCGCTTCCCATGTAGCGAGGATCAGCAGCAGCCAGCAAGGCGCGGGAAGGGCGTTGCGGGCGTAGCGGGATAGCGTGTGGTGGCTGATCCCGAGAATTGCAGCAGCCTCGGTCTGGGTCAGACCGAGGCGCTTGAGAGTGGCGTTAATCATGCGTAGGCTTCGGCCGTCGTAACAGCGACGCCGCCGACCGTCCGCCAGGCGATGTCGCCGCCCTCGTCCATCACAGCAGCGATCACCGCGTCGGAAGCAGGCACGCAGCGCAGCCCGCTCTCACGCGTCCAGCTGCCCAGGCACTCGGTGCTATCCACGTCGTCGCCGATAAGCTCGACCTGGGCTGCTGCCAGTGTGGCTCGGGCGTCGTCCCACGCGGCGTCTACCGTGTCGCCCGTGCCATAGATGATGACGTCGTTGTCGGTGATGATGTAGGCCATGGTCTGTGTCTCCCGTTGGTGGGGGCCGGAGCCCCGGGTTGGGTTAGGCGGCGTCAGCCAGCCGGATCAGGTGCGCGGCCAGGGCGCGGGCCTCGTTTGCCGTCATCCGCAGCATTGCGGGGCATCCGAACATCTGGTCATCGTGGAGGATTGCGATCGGCGCCTTGACTGACTCAGCAACGCGCATGCGGGCCGGCGTCACGATCACGGTGTAGGTGGCTTCTTGAATGTGCATCGTCTGCGTTCCTTTCTGTAGGTCCGGCCATCCCGTCCCGATGCCCACAACATATCGCCCCACGGGCGGAACGTCAACAGGATAATGGACCGACAGGCGATTATTCCCGCTTAGGCCGCGTCCCGTCATAGTGGTCCACCAACCGCAGCATAGCAGCCTCGACCATCGCCGCCGTCCGGTCCCGTGGTAGGCCGCGGGCGCTGGTGATCGCCGCCAATGACAACCGCCACACGAGTAAGTCCGAGGCGAACGCGTGCAGCGTCGGACCGAGCGCATCCCGTGCGGAGTGGTGCCGATTGAGTGCCGCGGCTTTGCCCCATGCCTTAACGTGCGGACACGGCAGGTCAACCGCACCACGACCACCGGCCGAGGATGCCCCCAGCACACCGACCTCGTAATCCCGCCGGTATCGCTCGCCAGCGCCCACCATGGCGTTCGTCCACCGTTCAGGCGTCTGGCGGTGGAGCATGAGCAGCGGGTCGTATCGCCGCTCTCCCTGGATCAGCCGCGCCTCACGCCGTAGCGGGTCCATGTCGTCGGGGTCGGCCCATGCGGCACGCATCACGCCAGGATGGTCGAGGGTCACCGCCGCCACTGTCCGGAGCGCTGGCGCGGAGGCTGGCTTGGGCTGCTTGCGGGGCTTCATGGGCGGGGTTTCTTGCGTTGAAAGATAGGCACGGCGGAGACACGCACAAACCCGCGCGCCATCGGATCGGGCGCGACCGTCACCAACCCCGCCGCAAGCATCCGGGACACGGCGTCCCATTCGGGGTTCTGGCCTAAAGAGTAGGGTCGGATGGTTCGGGGGGTGGCGTAGGCGGATGGGTCTGGGGCTTTGGCGTAGGCTGGGGTCATCGGTGGCTCCTGTCGGCTGGTCATTCAGGGCGCGTGTAGGTTGTAGTGATGGCGATCCCTCCAGGGGTCGGGCGGTTCCCAAACCGCCCCGAACCCCCGTGAGGGATAGGGGGGGGGATGGGGGGGGAACTTCCGCCGCCGACTTCCGCCAAACCTCCGCTTGATATCATTGGGAAAACGGAACTCGGCGGAAGTCTAAAGTGTATATACTGGCGGAAGTCGACTTCCGCCGCTTGTGAGACACCATAACCTGTTGTGATCTAGTTGTGTTTCCGTGCGCGTCCATTTTTTGAACTTCCGCCTGTCTATACAAAACACCGCCGACTTCCGCCCAACCTCCGCCAACTTCCGCCACCAACCTACGGTTGAAGAAACCTCAAAACCCTCAGTCCTTTGGCCTTGGTTTTTGGGTCACATACCTCTGTGCGGAGGTATCCGAGCGTGCTCCATTTTTCCACAATCCCGGCTGCCTCTCGGTTGCTTAACCCGAATGTGACAGAAATATAGGTCGGCAGATACCGCCCGTCTTTCCGGGTCTGCGGGGCTGACGACCACGGGTCTCCGCGCTTCCATGCGGCGTCTATTTCCGTAAAAACGGCATGGATTGCCGGCCAGTCGAGGCCGGCTGCTTGTTCACTTTCTCCGTTCGTGGTGAAAGCGCCATCCTCCCATTTGATTGTGATGCCTTCGCCACGCTTGCTGTAATTTGCCTTCTTTCGATCAAGAAAGCGGGTATCAGGGTCTGCGTCATCCTTCGGGCCGGTCAGGTATAGCCGTGATCGGAATGTATTGGACCATGCGGTATTGCCGCTTGTCCCTGATCCGCTGGCCATGCCGGATGCGGACGGGTGAGCGGCAACCACCACAGCACAATCAAATGCGCGGGCAATGTTGCCTGCGACGCCCTGGACAAACTGACGAGCGTGGGCACGCTTCACTTCCTCGCCTCCGAAGATATCGGCCAGGGTATCCAGCACCACCAATTTAGGGCGAAAAGTGGTTAGAACCTTTACCAAATCCTTGAAAAGCGCCGTCAGTTCCGGCCGATTGCGGTCATCGAATGTCATCAAGATATTGTCGAGGCCAAGGCGGGACGTATAGCGCAACATTTCCAGGTGTTGCGGGATTATGCCGATCTGGCGGTTGATTGCCTCTTGCCGGCGGTGCAGTTCGGCCGGGTCATCCTCGCACATGAAGCCGAACGCGTTGCCGGCCCGGACATTAAGGCCGAGCCACGGCAGGCCGGTGGCCACGCTTGTGAGAAGCTGTTGAAGTAGCAATGACTTTCCTAACCCGCCGTCGCCGTAAAGCCCCGTGGCATAGCCGATCGGTATCCAATCTTGCACGAGCCATTGTCGCAATGGGGCCGGAGCGGTCCATTCGCGTGGGTCTATAATGCCGCCGTTTTCGATCTGCGGAGGTTCATCATCTTTAACCTCCGCACAACTTCCGCCGACTTCCGCCGGGTCGGCTGCCATGGACCTTTCAAGGCTTTCCCACCATCCGGGATCGTCCGGCGGTTCAGGCGGTGGGCCTTCAAGTGACACGGGATCCCCTCGGTCTTGCATCTTCCTTGGGTTAGCCGTTCCGAAATCGAGACCGCTCTTAATCGTCGCCAACACTTCGCGTGAGGGCAGGCCGCACATTTGGCCGGCGCGGGTAAGTTCTGCCTCCGCGTCGCCCCTGCTGATCTGCCCTGCGCCGACAAGCGTGCCGATCTTTATGGCAGCGGTGTGGAGGGTGGTGTTGCGAGTCCCTTCCCCGGCTCGAATGACGGCAGCAATCTCCCCGTCTATGGCCGTTTGCGTATACCGCTCATGGTAGGTCTGCGGCCGCGTTGTATGGGTCTGGACTTGCTGTTGTGGGAGACATGCCCGGATCAACCATCGTGGCATTTCAGCCGGCTGGGAGGCGTCCGCTACGGTGTATCCGGGCGAACCGGGAAGGATGACGTAACCACCCTCCCCGCGCACGTCGACGCCTGGTGCAACACGGGATGCCGAATTACGGATTTCCACGCCTTCCGGCAGTAGGAACACCAGATGCAACCCACCGGACTGAGTGCGATGGGTGCGGGTTTCCGGGAGTGCGTCGGTGTTCTCCTGCAACCAGGCATCACCTGCCGCGCCGTTCTTGATATCCACGTCGATGACGATCAGGCCGGACGCCTTGCCGGTTGGCATCCCGATCATGGCCGCGCCATCGGATGCGAACATGCGGCGGATCGTTTCCGGGTCCGAAGATGCGACTTCCTGCCATCGTTGGACGATCGGCCGCTTATGGCTTTCGCACGGGAAGACCGGCAAGCCAAGCGATGCGGCCAGATCGGCAATCCCGGCCATCACCCGATGGCGCCTGGATATGCCTCATTGATCGCAGCGACCACGGACACGGACAACCGATCGGACGCCTCGCGGGTTTCCCATTCAAGGACTGGCGTATAAAGCATCTTGCCATCATTGCTGCGCCGGACGGTGCCATCGCTGGTCACCTGTGGCCTAGACGGAAGCTGCACCCATGCTTTGTCGTTCTTCGTATGGACTGCGACGTCCGTAATTTTGAGTGCGCCAAGTTTGATCTTGGCGAAACCCCGTAGGGTGTTCCGGTCCATAGCTTTCCATTCGAGGATTACCACCGGCATAGGTTTGTCGCTCATTGCCGCGGCCCCATCAAAACCACGTCCAACGCCTCCCGGTCTCGGGTGATCCCGACATAGGACCCGACCGCGCGCCCCTCCGCCGTGGCCAGGACGCCGATCGCGAGGCGCACGACGGCCGCGCGGGAAAGCCCTTGCTCGGTGGCGAGCGCCTCGATTTGCCCCACCGCCTCCCTTGGTAGTCTCATCTCGAAACGTTCCATGCCAGCCTCCATTTATCCGGTATATACTACGTCGCGTAGTGGCGCTGGGTAATCAAGGGTTATGTGGGGGGTAATACGGCTGCTTGCACTCATGGAACGTCAGCACCCACGTCTTCGGATCAATCGCAACGCGCCAGTCCACTCCGTCAAGAGTGATGAACCCGTGCCACGCCATGGTGACGAGATCATCATCCGACGCATACATCAGCACCCACTCCGCGCTCGCGATCCGCAGCCGTGCCCACATGCAACCGCTCGGATCGCGCACGGCTTGATCCATGACGATCGGCCCAAGATCGCACACGCCATGCCGCGCGCCGTTGATGTTGGGGCCAAGGGCGATGAAGTTCATCAAAAGGGCACCCGGGAGCGGACCGCCGCCACCTTCCGCAACCGCGAGGCAGTCGGCTTAACCTCGCGTGGCTTGTATGAGTTCGGCGCGGTCCCGGCTTTCGTTTCGGCCGCAGCAATCTTGCTCCGAACGCCAGCATCCGCGTGCATCGCCGAAAACTCCGCATTCGCGCGCATTTCCACACCGATGGACCTGATCCACTCGAAATACGCGTCCACCGACGTAACCCACGACCACCAACACCCGAGCGCCATGAGGTTGTCCCCCATGGCGATTTGTTCCGGCGTCGGCTTGTTGCCGGGCGCCTTCAACTCGCACCAGATCACGGGCTTGTTCTCAACGATTAGCAGCGTGTCCGGTGTTCCCGCCTTCACGCCGCGCGCCTTTTCCCGCATGTGCGAAAACGCGCCGGAAGCCTTGGACCGATCGAACGCCAGGAATTGATGGGGCGCGGCGACGGCTTCGCGAACGAAACGGACCAGCGCGACTTGGAGGATGTGTTCGCGGTTGATGGGTCTAGGCATTAGGCTTTGTCCTTACACGTCTCACACATACGGTTTCCAATTCCCTCAGACGGGAACATCGCCCGACAACACAAGCACGCTCGCGGGGTGGTCGGTCGCTTGGCGGCTAAAGGCTTTTGCAAATACTTCTTCTCCCCCTTCCGGAAATGCCGCCGCATCTGTTCATGGTTCCCCGGCGCCGGCTGGTCTGGATGTTCGGTGCACCATTTCTCAAGGATGCGTTCCCAGGACGTGCTTTCGTGGGCTTGCACGAAGGCTGCGAGGGCGGGGGTGATCCAGAGGGCGCGGGGCATGGTTAGGCGGCCTTCCGCCGCAGTGCTGCGATGATACCAGCAGGCTTGGCGGTTTGTATCCACGCAATGAGCGTGTCTAGTTCGGACGTGGCAACGTGGCGCAATATCCATTCCGCGTATTCCTGCTCCACCGTCATGCGGATGACCGCATCAGTCGCAGCGTTGGCCTTCTTCGCTTCCTTGGCTTCTTCCTCTGCCAGTAGGCGTTCGGCTTTCTTCGCGGCCTTCTTTGCGGCCTTTTCTGCCCGTATCGTGTCTAGTTCCGCAGCAGGATCATCCGCGTTCTTCAAGCGATCCAGCACCACGCCCTTGTCAAGATCGGTGCCAGCGATTTCCTTTAGGATAGGCTCGGGGATGTTTTCACCGCGTTCGGCGTCCCGCTGGATGGTCCGTTCCGCCTTGCCGGTCTTGGCAGCGGCGTCGGCGGTGAAGCGATCGGAGCTTTCGCCAATTTGGCGACTGCTCTCGTGCTGATTTGTCCCGTGTTTCGTCTCCGGGTGCAGCGCCTCATAAGCCTCCTTCCGGCGCCGGGTGAATAATGCCCGTTCCGCCGTCGTCAGGCTGGTCCCGCACAGGTTTTCGTCGCACTCGGCAACGATTGCTTCAAGTTCGTTCAGCCCAAGGATTTGCACGGGGATATTGGTTTCACCCATCTCCCTCAAAGCCTCTAACCGATGCAATCCCGAGACGAGCTTAAACCCATCAACGACACGGCCGCAGTTTAGGACGGAATGCGGCCGGACCGTGATTGGATGGAGTAGGCCAACGGATTTGATACTCGCGACCAGCGCCGCCACATGGGTAGGCGACACTTCGCGGATGCGCGACCCGCATTCGATGAGATGTAACGGCGCGGTCACCATATCAGTTTCCTTTTGCAAAGGGGGTGCCGAGCAGCTTGAACACGCTGTTCTTTGACGCGCGGACCAGTTCAAGATGGCTGCGCCGATACCAAGCGTTCCATGCCATGGCCGTCACAAGCGAGTATTCCGTAATCGTTTGGACTTGTGCCCTTGAGAGATGCACGTTGAGCGTTCGGCGCGGGTCCTTTGCTGGCGTGGAACCGCTTTCAGCTACGCCAGCCCAGAATGCTGTCGCCTTCTGCGGTTGATACCGCAGTGTGACCAACGCGCACCCGAACACGCCTTGAGCGCGAAGCCGGCGGCGGAGGTCGCGGTCGGCAATCTCAATTATCCTGCCGTATTCCTGGATTTCGCCCTTCCACCCCAGGACCGCCGTGATCTTCCCGTCTGCCGATCTGATCTCCGGGCTTTGATTCACGCCCGTAATGAACTTGAGACCGCTATGAACAAAAACTGCGGCCTTGACCGCCGCCGACGCATGTTCTTTTGAGACGCCAAGCCCATCGGCCAACTGTGCCGATGCCGCCAGCGTTTCGATGCTGCGAGACCGAACGGCGAAGTCATGCCGGAAGTATGCCGCGTTGATTTCATCTTCGCTTCCGACCGCGTTGACGCAAATCTGGAACTCAATCGCGGTGTTCGCCAGGATGACCGCGTGCATACGGTGGTTGCCGTTGACAAGAACAAGCCGCCCGTTCGGGAGCTTGCAGAACGCCAACTGCGACCCCGGCAACCAACTGCCCTGCGCCATGTCGTAGGCAAGGAGCCGCACATGCGGCTGGCTAATCTTGCGGTTGCTGCTATATCGGAACATGTCCAGGATTTGCCGCGCGATCAACGGCGTGATGACAAGCCTGCCATCGTTGCGGATTCCTGCCGGTTCGTCATCTAGCAGAGTGCCAATGACCTTGCCGTCATGGTCCGTATCAAATATGTTGTTGCCTGTCTGAAGCATCGTTAGTCTCCAATGAACACCCGCGCGCCATCGCGGGTGTTTGTTTGCCCGGGACCGCCGGGCGCGGATTGGTTAGGACGGCACCACCCAATGCGTCCCCGGCCCATTCTCCGCATCCAGCCGCAACCGCAAAGCCTCGGCCGTGCTGGGCTTGAGAGGCGCGCTCTGGCCGTCCTTCCACGCGACGCACACCAGCGGCGGGGCGATGGCTTGGCGGCCTTGGAGCGTGATCCGGTAGACGCAACGGCGGGTGGTGGAGACGTTGCGCGCGTGGCCGGCGGCGATGAGGCGGGCCATGAGTTCGCGGGCTGCGTTCGGGCACAGGAACCTCCGCGCATGGGCAACGTCTGCCGGCGTCGCGGTGTCCACCGTGGCCAGATATTCGAGGGTGCGGCGCTGTAGGGGGGTCATGCGGCCACCAGATCGAACAGCGTGGCGGACGTAGCCTCGGCATCGGCCAAATACTTCGACGCCTGCCGGAAATAGCTTTCCTTCAACTCCACGCCCACGAACCGGCGCTTAGTCCGAAGCGACACGACACCTTCCGACCCGATGCCCATAAACGGCGACAGAACGATATCGCCGGGGTTAGACCACATGACCAACGCGCGCTCGATCAGATCGAGTTGCAGCGGGCAGATATGCTTTTCGTCGGCGTTGTCTTTCGCGGCGCGCACGTTGAGCGTGTCCGTCTGGCGGATGTCCATCCACACCGGACTTGCCCACCGCTGCCACTGCTCCACGGGGAACTCGCCCTCGCGATGCTCCACGGGTTCCGCGTTTTCGCCGGGCGCGCGGAACAGCAGCAGATAGTCGGGCATCCCCGCGCGCGACCGCGTGCTGTCCTTCTTGAGTTGCTTGTAGAGCAAGCCCAGCGCCTTCGTGCGGGTCATCTCCACAACCGGATCTTTCCAGATCGTGATGCGAGAATGCAAGACGAAGCCGGCATCCTGATGCGCGCGGATGATATCGCCCGGCAAATCGTAGATACCGATGACGCCATCCTTCCACTTGGTGGTCGGGATTTCGGAACAATGAACGGCCGACAGCCGGCCCGGCTTGAGAACGCGCGCCATTTCCGTGAGCATAAAACGGTAGTGCGTGAAGAACTCGGCGTTATCAGCGGAATTGCCCATGTCGCACTCGCTGTCCGAGTAGCAGAACAGGTTCCCGAACGGCGGGGAGTAGACCGAAAACCCCACGGAATTGTCGGGCAGTTGCCGCATCACGGAAACGCAATCCCCGTTGTATGCTGCGTATTTCTGGCCGTGGGTTTCGTTCAGGCAAAGGATGTCAGACATCGATGATGGCCTCCCGGATTTCAGCGTCCAGTTTTTCGCGCGTCACAATCAGATCGGCATGATCCCCGATAATCCACATGCCATGCCGATTACAGACTTCTACGATCTCATCTAGGAAGTCCGCCGCGCGAAATGGGTCAATCGGCTCAGCCTTTGGCGGCGTCGTGTTGTAGACCAGTGGCGGCGTTTCTTCGCTTGCCGCATCAAATACCCATGAGGGTATGGTCACGCGCTTATCAACCATTTCGGCATCCTTCCGATGTATGTTGGATTGTATTGGACCTTCACCTTGGATGACGCGCCCGCGTTGCGGCGCTGCGCCTCGGCCATGCCCGTCATCATGGCCTTGTGATCTTCGCCTTTGCGGTCGATCACGCGGCCGATCTGGTCTTCGCCTTGGGCAACGGCGAGGTGGACGTTGACGGGCTTGGTCTGGCCGAACCGCCATGAACGCCGGACGGCCTGAAACCACATTTCATAGGAGAACGACCGCCCGACGAACGCCATCCGATCGGAGTGCTGCCAGTTCAGCCCGAACCCGGCGACCGATGGCTTCGTGATGATGTTCCTGATCTGGCCGGCGGCGAACGCTTCAAGCGCATCCTCTTTCTTTTCGATCGTGTGCGACCCGCGCACTTCCACCGCATCGGGGATCACAAGCCTCAAGGCGTCTGCCTCGTAGTCAGTGTCGCACCAGATGATCCACGAATGATCCGGTTCCGCCGCGACCAGCTCCGCCACCATCGCGGACCGCGCCTCGGCCGTCTGCCGCTTCAGGTCGTGCATGTTCGTTGCTGATACGTGGGCATCGAATAGCATCCCCTCGGCCGGCTTTGCCTCGGCCTGCACCTGATGGCGGATGATATTGAGCGGCGGGAGGACGAACCGAGACGCGTCAAACCCCAGGTCAGCCGGCGTTTCCGCCATCCGCGCCCATGACGCCATCCAGTCATAGAAGGATGACCGCGCGTGCCCCTTCAACCGCCACACGCCCGTATCGTTCGTGTCGTTAATGAACCACCGCACGAGCATTTCGGCTTGCGTCATGATACCGAGGAACTCGGCTTGTGAGCCAAGCTCCGCATGGTCATTCGGGGCAGGCGTTGCTGTCGCACACAGGCGGTATGGCACGCCCGCGAACGCCTCGATCAGCGCGCGGCTCGTGCGCCCCGTGTAAGATTTGAGTATCGACGCCTCGTCCATCGACACCGCGCCGAACACGGACGGGTCGATCTTGTCCAGTCTGTCGTAGTTGACGATGTTGATGCCCGGTCCGAGATTCGTCATGTCGCGGATGACGTGGGCATCGTATCCGAATTTTGATGCCTCCCGCTCAAACTGCTTTGCCACGGCCAGCGGCGCGAGAAGAAGCCCCGGCTTGTTCGTCTCACGGATGCACTGATCCAGCCATTCCAACTGGCAGATGCTTTTCCCGAGGCCAGTGGACAGATACAGCGCCGCCCGGCCCTGCCGCAGCGCAAAGTCCACCGATGCTCGCTGGAAGTCCATCATGGCTTCGTTCATTGGGCCGGGTTCAAATCCGACTGCCGATGCGGAGACCGCTTTTCGTCGTAGAAAATCTTCGTATTCATCGTCCATCGTTCATCCTTCCGATCGTCGCGCGGGTTACTCCCGCCTCATCTGCCCCGAAAAAGCCGCCGGCTGAGCGAACCCAGCCGGCGCAGTTGATCGGGGAGGAAGTCACGCACGGATAACCCCCCGCGCGCACGGGGATAAGATCGGCCGACGCGCGTCCCGGAGATCGGAACCGCCCGCGCCGGCCGTAGCCGGGTCCCGAGGCTGCTCATTTAGGCCAGAACCCTGGACAAAAGGGGCTTCACCATCCCGGCTATGGAAGACGCGACGGGTCCGCCGGGACGCACCCAGCCGCTCGCCCGCCGCGCCGGCCGGGTGGGCGCAGACCAACCACACATAGAGTGAGGCACCCGGCGTTCCTTTCATGCCCCGCGCGCCTTCTTGGCCTGCGCGGAAGTGCACCACTCATGCAGCGTCGAAACCGGAATGCCGGTCTGTTTGGCAATCGCGGCGTAGGTCATACCGGCGGCGCGCATCCGGGCTACCATGGTCCGTTGCGACACGGTGCGGACGCGTGGCCAGTACAGACGCGCGACCGTGATCACAGCGCCAGCCACACGATCAGCATCGCGCCGATGCCAAGGGACCCGAGCGCCGCGAGGATGGCGTTGAAGATCATGCCGCGGCGTCCTGGCTGGCGACGGCGGGTATATCAATCCAGTCATTCGGCATAACCTGCCCCCCTGTAATTTCCGCGATCCGCGCCAGCATATCCCGCGCCGGCATTGATCCAGCCTCCCACCGCGCCACGGTCGATTGCGTGACGGATAGCTCAGCAGCCAGTTCGGCTTGCGTGATCCCTCGGCTGTCTCGGTATGCGGCGATGTTCATGCCGGGAACGTGCCACGCGGCATCGAATGCGGTCAACGGATAAATATGCAATCGGCGCATGATGTATGACTTGCGCGACAATGCGCAGCGTGCATAATCCCCCCATCAAAACCGATGGGAACCGCCGACATGACCTGGACCCCCGCCGATATCCTCCCGGCGAGCCACCCTGACGACACGGGCCGGGCGCATCCCCCGATCACCCTTCTCCGCGCGTTGTCCGGCCCGGCTGATCCGCCGCCTGTGCTTGTCGAGTTCCTGACGCTGGAGCAAGTGGCGGACCGGGTTAAGATCGTGGGGTGGGTGTGATGGCCCCTTACCCGGACAACTTCGACGGCGCCAAGTTCGACCGTCTATACGGCACGTCGGACGAACCCGCGCCGCCGGTCATCCGCACCCCGATCGGCTGGGAGTGTATCACGGACAATCCCGATCCGCACCTGACGACGTGCCTAGGTCTCGTCTGGGATGATGCATATCGGTGTTTTTTTCTCGACGTGACCGAAAGGAAGATCGGTCGTCGGGTGGATGAAATCGCGGAGGTGTCGCTTTCTCGCGACGGCCTGCGCCGGCTGGTGGAGCTTGGCACGCGGATGTTGGGGGATCGGACGTGAGCGACCTCCCCGACAACACCACCCGCTATCTGGGGTCCATCGGCTACCGAGCCGAACCCGCCACACTGGACGCCCTCGCTCGACCGTATCCGCCGGGAACGTATCGGATAGTCCCTGCGTCCGACATGGCTCGGCCGTTTGTGTTGAGTGGCGCGATCATCGACTGTGAGACGAAGCTACCGGAGATGCCGGAATGACCAACACCCCCACATACCGCGACGCCCCGGGCGCAACGCACCGGATCGCGACCCTCCACGGCCACGACAAGACCAAGGTCCCAGGCGCCGACTGCATCACCGCAAGCAAAAGCGACGCGCTGGATGTGCGGGTGCTCAAGATCGCTGAGTCGATCGCGGTATTCACCACCGTATTGCGGGATCAGCGCGGCTATTCAACCGCAACGAACCGGCTCTTTCAGGATGCGCTCGCACTCCGCGAAATCGCCGCCGAAATCCGCGATGCCGCAACCCATCCGCGCAACGAAATTGCGGCCACCCGCGAGGCCGCGACCCTCACCGAGCTACGCGACGTATGGATCGGGACGGCTGCAAGGCGGCTGGAGATGGAGCCGGTTGAGCGGATCAGGTTGCTGGGGAAAGCGATGGGGCGGCTGCTGGTCATTGAGGCGCGGCATGAGGGGGATGGACGATGAGCGCCCCATCCGCTTGGCAGATCGAGCAGGCCATGTCCGCCCTCATGTCCGGCCGGGCCGCGCTGCTGGCCAACGACCCGGACCTGGCGGCCGATGAGGCGGCCATGTCCGACGCGTTGCGGGCCGAGACGGACGATGTGTTCACCCTGCTTCACCGCATGTTGCGCGCATCTGTCGCCGCCCGGTCCATGGCCGATGCGGCCGAGGAAATGGCGGCAAACATCACCGCCCGCCGGGACCGCTACAAGCGCCGGGCCGATGCGTTGCGGTCTACCGTGTTCGCCGCGATGGACGCGCTCGGTATCCCCAAGATCGAGTTGCCAGACCTGACGGCTTCGATCGCGCGGGGCAAGCCGGCTGCGCTCATCACGGATGAAGCGGCGCTGCCTGACGAATACTGGAGGACCACGCGCGCGGTGAACAAGGCCGCGATCAACGACGCGATCAAGCAAGGCGTCGTGATCCCCGGCGTGGAGATGAGCAACGCGATCCCATCGCTTCAAGTGAGGACGAAATGACCAACGCAATCACGACCCGCGCATCCACCGCGCCGCAGGTCCTACGCCCCCAGACGTTCGAGCAGCTTGGCCAGTTTGCCGCCATGGCTGCGCGGTCGTCCATGGTGCCGCAAGCCTACCGAGGGAAACCCGAAGACATCATGCTCGCGGTCCAGATGGGCAGCGAAGTCGGCCTCGCCCCGATGCAAGCCCTCCAGAACATCGCCACCATCAACGGCCGCCCGGCCCTGTGGGGAGACGCGCAACTTGGTCTCTGCAAGATGCACCCCGCGTGGGTGTCCATCGAGGAAACCATGACCGGCGCGGGGGAAACGCGATCCGCCCGCTGCGTCGTGATCCGCAATGGCGAGCCGCCCGTGGTGCGGGAGTTCGGATATGCTCAGGCCAAACAAGCCGGCCTCTGGGGTAAGTCCGGGCCATGGACGCAATACCCGGATCGAATGATGCAGATGCGAGCGCGGGGCTTTGCGCTCCGCGACGCCTTCCCCGATGCCTTGCGTGGGCTGCTGTCCGAGCATGAAGCGTTGGACACGCCGCCACCGCCTCCGCCGGTCTACCAGGGCACCACGATCGACAGCACCGCCACGCCGGTTGTTGATACGCCCGCCGTGACGGCCGAGGTCTATACCCTCGACACCGCCCCGAACCCGCGCGCGTTTCTGGACACGCTCGAGCCGATGCTGGCCGCAGCGCAGACGGCCGATGACGTGGACGCGATCCTTGCCCACCAGCGCATCCAGTCGGCGCAGGATCGATTTCTGAACGGCGCCAAGGAGCGGCTTGCATTCCTGATCCAGTCCGCCCTCACCCGCACTGCCCCGCCCGCGACCAAGGAGCCCGCCGCCACCGACGACGGCTGGCCCGGCCCGGGAGGTGACGCATGACCCGTCCCCATTCCCTTGCCCTAGACGCCATCCTCGGCCAGTCGTTCCCGGTCTTGGATCATGGCTTTATCCGCGTGATCGACTACATGGGAGACGATGCGGCGATTGAGCAGGCGGCCCGCGTGTCCTATGCGGCAGGGACGCGCCGGGTATCAGAGACGCGGGATTTGCTGCGCTACCTCATGCGCCATCGACACTCGACACCGTTCGAGATGGCGGAAATTAAATTCCACATCCGCCTTCCGATCTTCGTTGCCCGCCAGTGGATCAGGCATCGCACGGCGAACGTCAACGAACAGTCCGCGCGGTATTCGGAAATGCGGGAGGAATTTTACATCCCGCGCCCGGAACAGTTGGCCAAGCAATCAGAAACGAACAAACAAGGCCGTGGCGAGGTCCTATCGCCAGAAGACGCCGCGGTCGTCTTGCGGACGCTCTATGCCGACGCGGAACGGGTGCATGACGACTACAAGGGGATGCTGCACACGCACAACCTTTCCCGCGAGGTAGCGCGGATCAACCTCCCGCTCGGCACCTATACGGAATGGGTGTGGAAGATCGACCTTCACAACCTGTTCCACTTCTTATCCCTTCGCGCCGACAGCCACGCGCAATGGGAAATCCGACAATACGCAGACACCATGCTCGACATTGTTCGGCAGTGGGTGCCGATCGCTACGGAGGCTTGGGAGGATTACCGGCTGAACGCGGTCACGCTATCGGCCCAAGCGGTATGCGTCATGCTGCGCCGGTTGGCGGGGGAGGTTGTTACGCAGGACACCAGCGGGATGGGGCGGCGGGAGTGGGCGGAGTTCTTGGAGGCGTTCGCATGAGACCCTCAAACTGGACACCCGAACGCGACGCCCTCTTACGCGAGCTACGCGCGTCCGACATGCCGAGGCCCCAAATGCTAGAGCGCATCAACGACGGTTTTGAACCGAAGGTTCGGATGACGCAGATGCAAGAGCACGCGCGAACGATCGGTGCCAAGCGGCCGGCGCGGATCATCGCGCAATACGACTATGCGACGACAGGCCCGCGATACCCCACGGATGATGAATATCGGACCATGAGCGATCAGTTTGCCCATGCCGGCGCCGCCGTCCGGCTGCAAGAGGTGGTCACCAAGCCGCCTGCGCCTCCGCGTCAGGGGATCATGTCGGGCAAGCCGCCGAACCACGCGGAGATGGTCGCGGCCCGAGTGGCTATGTCGGAGCGGACGCGGTGCGCGGTCGCGATTTTGAATGTTAGGGGGATGGTATGAGCGGCACTCAGGCAACGTTTACCCACTTTCAGGCCATGGCGATTTTGTGCGACGCGATGGCCGCCTACCTCAAGGCAGTAGAGCCGGCCGGACCACTGCCAGACGACACGCCGATCATGTCGACGATTAACGTGCATGGTGGTCAAAGCATCATCATCACCGCCGGCATGATCCGGGCGGCAGGGGGTGCGGTATGACCAACCCATGCCCCCACGCGCGATCCGCCGCCGAGTTCATCACCTCCCGCGCGGTGATGGGGCGCAAGAAATACGGCCACACGCTGGCGGATGCGAACCTGTCCTCGGCCGAACTGGTGCAGCACGCGCGGGAGGAAACCGCCGATCTGCTGGTCTACCTGACGGCTCTGAAAGAGAGCATGGCCAAGCCCGAACCCGCCCGGCCGGCGGTGACGCGGCGTCCCCACAATACAAAACGCCCCAAGCCAAGGCAAGGGGCGTTAGGGCCAGACACCCCGCCGTAGCCGAGTGTTAGACGCTGCACAGAGACACGAGTGGTCATGCTGGTATCACCGATTTCGCGGCGCAACGGGCGTGAGGTGTTGCGTTTCCCCAGACATTCCTTGAAGGATGTGCAGCACCCTTTCCTTACCCCACGCGCAGAGGAAAGGGAAGCGGGTTTGCCTTTCCATCTCACGGAATAGCATCAACCGCCGTTGTGTCTCACGCCACCCCGCGATTAAATCGCCGTAGCGGCCATTTTATCTTTGACGGGTCGCCGTGGGGGCGATATAAGGGTGCATCGGGACGGGATGGCCGGACCGGAGGGAAGGAACCAGACGATGACCACAGCCGAACGCAACCGCGCCATCAAGGCTCTCCTCTGCAAGGCATTCGCCGGACACGGGGTCAGCGTCAAAGGTTCGCGCGGCACGGGTCACGGCTGGGTCAGCATCAACATCGGATACGCCCCACGCGACAGCGGCGAGCAGCGGAAATTGAAGGCGCAAATCATGCAACTTCTTACCGCCGCCAAGATCGAAATCGGGACATACGGATACGACGATCCCGGTTCCGATTACGGATATGGGAAGAAGATCAGCATCAACTTTGACCGCCTGCGCGACGATCCCACCGAGGATTTCAACTACGTCGGTTCGCGCCACCACTACTGACCACGGCCGGGGGCTTCGGCCCCCACCAGCACGGGAGACGACCATGTTTACGACCGAAAACACCACCGGATACACCGCCGACGAACTGGCCGCACTAAACGCGGAATTAACCGAGCGCTTGGCGCAGATCGACTCGGACGCCATCGAGGCGCGCAACGCGGCGGAACAGGCGTTCGCTGACGAGGTTTCGCGCCGTTAACGCCAACACGGGAGCACTGACCATGACCAACTTCATTCTGACCCGCTCAGACCAAGGCGACGGCGGATGGACCCTGCACGCGCCTGGGTCCACCGACGAGGACATTGCAACCGGGGACGCCTCGGCGCTGGTGAGCGGGGTATCCCGCAAACAGGCCGGGAGGTGGCTGCGGCCGAACGCGCGGGACTATGCCGACGCGGCCAGGGTGTTCGCGCGGGAGTCGGTATGACCCCCACCGACATATCCCCCACCCTCAAGCGCCTCGGTCTGACCCAGACCGAGGCTGCTGCAATTCTCGGGATCAGCCACCACGCACTGTCCCGATACGTGCGCGGCGTGCTGGTGACGCCTCGGTGGTTGTTCCTGCTGCTCGATGCGTGGGAGCGGTGCCCGGAGGCTTTGGCGGCGGCACGGGCCGATTACGGCATCACCACCCGCCAGTAGGGTTCCCGCGCGGCAATCCGTCGCCCCTACATCGACCACACCACCACAAACCCCAGCGTCACCTGCACGCACCTCCAGCACACCTTCGCCGGCCGGGTCCGATACTCGTGCAGGTGCCTCATTCCCCATAGAGCCACCGCCCCACCAATGCCACCAGCCCGCCGGCACCGATCCGAAAGAGAACCTTCCCAGCCTCGGGAAGCCCACCCTCCAATATCCGCAGGGCGATCCATCTCAGGGCTGTCCATGTGCGATTAACGGTCCTGTCACGATTTTTGTCCTGGCGTGCATGAGCGGCAACCTTCTCTCTCCGTTTGTCACGCCGAGGCGGCAAGGTCTGTGACCCAGCACATACCCGCGCGCGATCGGGCGGTCCTATCGTGAGTTGTCGTCATGAGGGCGGTTTCCTCGTGTCGGGGCGGCGGCCGGTCCCGGTTGGCGCCGGGCCGGTCTAGCGGTCTGTCAGTCCATTCGGTAGAGCGCCAGGTCTAACACCCGGCGAGTCCATCCCAAACCGTAATGGCTCCATCCAGCCAAGGCCGTGAGATACATCATGCGGCTGGCAAGCATGTCCCGGACGGCCCTAGGCTTGTCCCTACAGGCGTTTGCCGCCGCGATGGTCTTAGGCCCCATCACGCCGTCGATGGAGGCGCCCACAGCCATCTGTAGCCAGCGGATCGACGCGCCGCCATTCACGGACGCATCGAACACCGCCAGCCCCATATGCCCTGGCAGTTCGCCGCAACGGTTCTTGTCCCAATAGTCACGCCGGTATAGCTCGCGGGCGCGCTCGACCGTCAGGTTTCGAATATCTTCGGCCGGATATCGGCGCTTGCTGATCCCGTAGCGGGTTTCGCCGCCTAGGTCGTGCGGATCGTTGACGTATCCGCCCTCTTGCGCGAGGACGAACAGCAACGCGCGTTCAAAGCTGCTCACGCCCGGCGGTTCTGAGCGTTCCGGAAGTTCGCCGCCAGCAAATCCAGCACGACCCGGCAGTGCTTCCACCACGCGGGGGACGCCTCGGTTGCCGGCGGGGCGAACGCGGCCAGCATCGCAGCGACGCCGCACACGATCGCGAGGTATTCAGCCCAGCCGGACAGGTCGGCGATATGGTTTAGGTCCATCATTTGCTCCTATTGTTTGACTGATACCGCAACACGCCGCCGGAAAGGTCGGCGGAAAACCCAAACGCCACGGCAGTGGCGGACAGTGCCGTGATCCCCGCTGTGATGGTCGCAGAGTTCGTATTGGCCGTGCACTTCGGCACTTGGGGCAGCGTCCCGGTAAAGGTCAGCGTGCAGGCAGTTATGCCGCCGGTCGCGATCGTTATGTCACCGCCCTGTTCCCGACGATAGAGACAACGCCGGCGTCGAGTGTTGAGGGCTGTTCTTCATTGCGTGACTAGCTCCATCGTGTACCTCCGGGTCAATACGCGCACTGATACAAGAGCAACCCGCCGGGGAAGCTCGCGCCGAAAGAAAAATCAACCAACGTCGTTGACACGGCCGAGACGCTGACAGGGATCGTCACGGAATTACTGCTCACAGTGCAGATTGGCTGTTGCGGCAACGTGGTCGTGAACGTTACCCTGCACGCGGTGACTACGCCAGACCCGATCGTGATAATCCCCCGCTCGTTCGTGCCGCCGGCAAAGACGGACGGGCTTGTGCCGCACAAACTCAGAACCGGCGGACGCAATATAGGCGCGCTGGACCACACGTTAGCCTTTTGAATCAACCGCATATCCGACGTTGATACATCCCGCAGAGACGTAGACAGCGCACCAGTGCTGATATGGCCGGTAACCGTAACAAGGCCCGCCGATCCGGCGGTCAGAACGTCGTTCCAACAGTCGATCGTGGTATTACCTGTGAGGGTTGCGCTCACGCTTGCGCTGCTGGTAATGCCGATGCCAGACTTCTGCACCGACCCTGAGTGGTTGCACAGGATCGTGTTCCCCGAGGCCGTGATCCTGTATCCACTGCCCGATGACGCCGCCCCGGCGCGGATCGCGTAATAGGTCCCGGCGGTCGTGGTCCTGCCGAAGTTTTGCAAGGCCATTCCACTGATCGTCCATTTCCTCAAACCGCTCCCGGTGTCGGAAAAAATGTCTCCGACTGCATATTGAACATTACCGCTAGCAACCGCAAGATCGACCTGACCTGTCGATGTCACGCTGTAGACATCTCCACTGGCGGCGGCATCATAAAGGTTAATTGAGTAGATCGTGCCGCCGCTGATGCTCGTGGAAACCCACAGCGAAGATCCCTCAATGCTGTACGGGGTCTGCACTGCATCCCAGTTCAGATTGGCGATGTTCGATACGCCGACCCGACCTGAAGCCACACGGATGCCGTATCGCATCCCCTGCACGATGAAGCCGGTCAGCATTAAACCATCGATATAGGGATACGCTCCCGCGCCCACGGCGATCCGCATAAATTCTCCGCTGGTCGCAGTGAACCTGCCGAGGTTCGCGGGTCCATACGGCGCTTCATTATCTGCGGCCCCCGGTCCGAAATAATTGTTTGAGCCAATTGTGAGAGTGTCGGCTTGCCCATTGGCATAGTTGAAGCAATAGCGCACACAGTACGCGCGGATGTTATCGAAGATGACGCGGCCAAGGCCCGACCCCGACACGTTCGTCACAGCCGCGAGGTCGTAGGAGTTGGGGAAACGACTGTCCCGGATCGTCGTATCAACCCAAAGCGAGCTCGAGAACGTCGCGGGAAACGCGATGGGGGCAACAGTCGAATTGTCCTGCCGAGGATAGTAAACCGACAGCCCAGACCAGTCCACGCCCTGCATCCCCGAGAAAGCGGGCGTTGACTGATTGTCGATCAGCACCCACGATCCCTTGCCGATGAATGGCCAGCCGTAGGAGACTGCACCGTCACCCTCAACGGCAATGTTATTGATTGGGATTGAGGTTGTCTGCGTCGCCAGCCAGTACCCGCCTGACGGGAAATATAGCTTCTTTCCAGTCGCGACCGCCCGTGCAGCCGCAGCCGTTACAGCGGCTGTATCATCCGTGCCGTAAAGCAACCGGCCGGCGACAGAGAACCCTGACGTATTGAACGTCGCGCCAGTCCCACCGCCACCCGTCGTCGCTGCGGCGCTGCCGGGGACGTTGCTGCACACGCCTGGGTTAATCATGCCCAGCACAGCCGTCACGACGTTACCCGCGACCGTGACGCTCACCTGCGGCTGCGTGGTGCAGGTGCCCCCCGTGATCGTCAGCGTCTGTGTGCCATTGGTGTAGCCCGACCCGGCAGACGCGATCGTGACTGGTGCATGAGGGGCGCAGTAGATGCCGGGTCGGGCTA